TGCCTGCGCATGGCCAGCGGCATCGAGGACTGGGCAGGCCACAAAGTGCGCCAAGGCAACGTGGTCTATCTGGCCGGTGAAGGCCATCACGGTCTGCGCGGCAGGGTCGCTGCATGGAAGCACCACCACAAAGCAGGCAAGCTGGCCATGTGGCTGTCCAAAGATGGCTGCGACCTGAACACCCCAACCGGCTACCTCAAAGTCGTCGAGCAGGTCAGAATGCTCAAAGACCGGCCAAGCGTGATCGTGGTCGATACCCTGCACCGATTCCTCCAAGGCGACGAGAACAGCGCACAAGATGCCAAGACCATGCTGGATGCCTGCAACGCACTCATGATGGAATTCAACTGCTCGGTGATCTTGGTTCACCACACAGGCGTGTCAGATGAAGCCCAGCACAGGGCGCGAGGCTCAAGCGCATGGCGAGGTGCTCTGGACATCGAGATCAGCATCGTGCCAGGCAAAGACAACGTGCCCATGCAGATCGTGCAACGCAAGTCCAAAGACGCAGAACTGGCCGAGACCATCCACGTTGAGCTGCAACAAGTGTCCATCCCTGGCTGGCGCGATGAAGACGACCAGCAAGTGACCAGCGCTGTGATCGTCCAAGCTCAAGCCCCAATCGTGGCCAAAAAAGACAGCAAGATCGACAGCCACCGCAAGACTTTTGAGAACGCATGGTGGTCGTCTGGTGCTGAAGAACGCAATGGTTTACCCTACCTCAGCCGGTCGGCCATGATGGACTATCTGGTGCAAAAAATGAACGTGAGCGAGTCCTCAGCAAAGGTTTACATCAAGCCAAGCGCAACAGGAAAACCGATCGCAGACATGCTGGTTGCCGAAATAATCGAGTCCTTCGAGCATGGCTGGATTGTGATCGACGACACCCAAGCAAGTGTCATGATGATCAGAAAGTCAGAGCGCTGAAATGACTTATCCACAGACTTATCAACAGGCTGAGAATGGTAACAACGGAACGGAACGGAAAAAAACGGAACGCAGTTCCCTTGGCAAAACAGCGCAAAACGGGAACGGAACGGAACACACACCTTTAGGTGTGTTCCCAGTTCCCTTGCGATGCGGATCAATTCCATGCCGTATTAGTAAAAACCCTTAGTCAAAAGTTATCCACAGGCAGATCAGGAAAATGACCAAACAAAGAGAAACCCCAAACTTTGCAACATGGCAGCATGACACGCTGGCCAAGTTTGCAACCGATGTCTACATCCGACTTCAAGATGAGCAAGCCGCGAACGAGCAACTCAGGCTCGATCTAAAAGATGCCATGAAACTGGCGCGAATTGAAAACATGAAGGACAATCAGGCATGACCACAAAATCACACAATCCCGCAGACAAAGTCGAGCGATGGAAAATTGAGAAGCTGGTGCCTTATGCACGCAACGCCAGAACGCACAGCGATGAGCAGGTCGGCCAGATCGCTGCCAGCATCAAAGAGTGGGGCTGGACAACACCGATCTTGGTGGATGAGGATGGCAGCATCATTGCCGGTCACGGCAGAACACTGGCCGCACAGCGCCTGCAAATGACCGAGGTTCCTGTCATGGTGGCCAAAGGCTGGTCAGATTCCAAGAAACGCGCCTACGTGCTGGCCGACAATAAACTGGCCATGAATGCAGGCTGGGACAATGAAATGCTGGCGCTTGAGCTTGGCGAGATCGGTGATCTTGGCTTTGACCTCGACCTGACTGGATTTACAGCCGATGAGATCGCAGTTCTGACTCCTGAGCAGATCGAGCCTGGCCTGACCGATGAGGACGAAGTGCCTGAGCTGCCTGAGCAACCAGTCACTGTGCTTGGCGATGTTTGGGTGCTGGGTAAGCACAGACTCATGTGCGGTGACTCGACCAGCATTGATGCGGTGGACAAGCTCATGGATGGCCAAAAAGCTGACATGGTGTTCACTGACCCGCCTTATGGTGTGGACTATGACGGAGGCCATGCCACAGAAAAGCGTCGAGATAAGCTCAAGAATGATGATGATGTGAACATGTACGACATGCCAATCAAAAACGCTTATTTGGCATCGAAAGACGATGCACCGATTTATCTCTGGTTTGCTGACCGCTTTGCCACAGATGTTTTGGAAGGACTCAGTGAGGCTGGATACCAAGTTCGGTGCTGGATTATCTGGAACAAAAATGTTGCCCAATTTGGAGCCATTGGTGCTCAGTACAAAGCAAAGCATGAGCCTTGCATTTATGCTTTCAAAAAAGGAAAAGCACCAAACTGGAATGGCCCAACAAACGAAGTGACAGTCTGGGATGTTTCACGTGACCATAAGAACTCACACCACCCAACGCAGAAACCAACAGACTTGGCCAAGCGTGCGATGGAAAACCACAAAGTGAAGTTGGTGCTCGACTTATTTGGTGGAAGTGGCAGCACACTGATCGCAGCAGAAAAGACCAGCCGACAAGCACGCCTGATGGAACTCGATCCCAAGTATGTCGATGTCATCATCAAGCGCTGGCAGGACTTCACAGGCAAAATCGCAGTTCACGCAGAAACCGGAAAACCTTTCGCGGAGGTAAAAAATGGCCACTAAAAAACCAAAACTTGATGAAAAATCGGTTGTAAAAAAGCATGGAGGTGCTCGACCAGGCACTGGCGGTGCAATGCCAGGCGCTGGAAGGCCAGCCTTCGAGCCAACCGATGCCGAGCGAAAACAGGTCGAAGCCCTGTCTGGCTACGGCCTGCCGATCGAGCAGATCGCAGTGCTGGTACGCGATGGCATCGACACCGACACCCTGCGCAAGCACTTCGTAACCGAGCTGGTGTCCGGAAAAGCTAAAGCCAACGGACAGGTAGGGAAAACCCTATTCCAGAAGGTCATGGCAGGCGACACGACCGCAGCCATCTGGTGGAGCAAGACGCAAATGCGATGGGCCGAAACCCAGAAGCATGAGCTGACTGGCGCAGACGGTGCACCGCTGGAATTCACAAAGATCGAGCGAGTGATCGTCAAGAATGGGTAAGGTTCTCCAACTCCAAACCCCTGAGTGGGCGCTGCCCTTGCTAGAAGGCAGCCGATACAAAGGCGCATGGGGTGGCCGAGGCTCTGGCAAATCCCACATGTTTGCCGAGCTGATGATCGAGGCCCACATCATGGACCAAAAGCGCAGAAGCGTCTGCGTGCGTGAAATCCAGAAGTCGCTCAACCAGTCGGTCAAACGCCTGCTCGAAACCAAGATCGAGCAAATGAACGCTGGCGCGTACTTCGAGGTGCAGGAAGCTGTGATCAAGTCCAAGAAGGGCGATGGCATGATCATCTTCCAAGGCATGCAAAACCACACAGCCGACTCCATAAAATCGCTCGAAGGCTACGACTGCGCATGGGTTGAGGAGGCTCAATCCCTGAGCCAGACCAGCCTCGACCTGCTGCGGCCAACCATTCGCAAGCCAGACTCCGAGCTGTGGTTCACGTGGAACCCGCGCCAGCAAAACGACCCTGTCGACTTTCTGCTGCGTGGCCCGACACCGCCAAAGGACGCGACCGTCCTCAAGGTCAATTTCACCGACAACCCTTGGTTTCCATCTGTTCTGCGCGACGAGATGGAGTACGACAAGAGGCGCGACCCAGACAAATACCAGCATGTCTGGATGGGAAGCTATCTCACAAACAGCAACACCCGAGTGTTCAAGAACTGGCGCGTCGAGGACTTCGAGGCACCACCAGACGCAATCCACAGGCTCGGTGCAGACTGGGGCTTCGCGGTCGACCCGACCACGCTTGTGCGCTGCCACATCATTGGCCGCACGCTCTACATCGACTACGAAGCCTACATGGTTGGCTGCGAGATCGTGAACACTCCCGAGCTGTTCATGCAGGTGCCCGAGGCTGAGAAGTGGCCAATCGTGGCCGACTCAGCCAGGCCAGAGACGATCAGCCACATGAAAAAGAATGGCTTTCCCAAGATCATGACAGCGGTCAAAGGCCCGAAGTCGGTCGAGGAAGGCATCGAGTTCCTGAAGAACTACGACATCGTCGTGCACCCTCGGTGCATCCACACCATTGACGAGCTGACGCTGTACAGTTACAAGCAAGACCCACTGACCGGCAAAATCTTGCCGGTGCTCGAAGACAAGAAAAACCACGTGATCGATGCCCTGCGTTATGCCTGCGAAGGCGTGAGACGATCGGCCATCACGAAACCTGCAACATTCACTCCATTGCCAAATGTAAAGAAATGGTGAGAAAATCACACAAAATGAGGATATAACATGGCCCGACTCTCAAACGACCAACGCCTTGCAAATCTGCACGACGAAGCCCTGGCGCAATTCGATGATGTGCAAAGCGCACTGCGCGATGAACGCCTGCAATGCCTCCAAGACAGGCGCTTCTACTCTCTGGCAGGCAGCCAGTGGGAAGGCCCACTCTGGGATCAGTACGAGAACAAACCCAAGTTCGAGGTCAACAAGATCATGCTGGCCGTGATCCGAGTGGTCAACGAATACCGCAACAACCGCATCACCGTCGACTTCGTGTCCAAAGATGGCGCTGAAAACGACAAGTTGGCCGAAGTCTGCGATGGCCTGTACAGAGCAGACGAGCAAGCATCCGTGGCCGATGAAGCCTACGACAACGCATTCGAGGAAGCAGTCGGTGGCGGCATTGGTGCATGGCGTTTGCGCACAGTCTACGAAGACGAGGAAGACCCAGAAGACGAGCGCCAGCGCATCCGCATCGAGCCAATTTTTGACGCTGACAGCTCGGTGTTCTTTGACCTCGGTGCCAAGCGCCAAGACAAGTCCGATGCCAAGTTCTGCTTTGTCGTCACATCGATGACGCGCCAGGCATACAAAGAAACTTGGGGCGATGACCCAACCGACTGGCCAAAGATCATCCACCAGTACGAATTCGACTGGTGCACACCCGATGTGGTCTATGTGGCCGAGTACTACAAGGTCGAGGAAAAGACCGAGACCATTCGCATCTTCCAAACCATCACAGGCGAGGAAGAACGCTACACCAAGACCGACTTCGACAATGATGAAACGCTTGAAGAAACTCTGGCAGCCGTTGGCACAGTCGAAGTGCGTCAGCGCAAGATCAAGACCAAGCGCGTGCACAAGTACATCATGTCTGGCGGTAAGGTGCTCGAAGACGCAGGCTATATCGCAGGAAAGTGCATCCCGATCGTGGTCGTCTACGGCAAGCGCTGGTTTGTCGACAACGTCGAGCGATGCATGGGCCATGTGCGTCTGGCTAAGGATGCCCAGCGCCTCAAGAACATGCAG